GTGCTCTTCCGATCTCGTTTTGGTTCGCTATCTTTACCCATTAACTGTGAAAGTAGATAAAGTGAATCTTCGTCTGGTATCAACTGATCCATCCTCTGATATTCCTCAGTAAACATGGAGCGCCGCGCCTGCTCAGCGGATAAAGCCCCTAACCCTTTGGCGCGGTTTACTTCACCTCTAGGCTTAGCCTTATTAAACTCTTCATCTGTAAAGTAATATTTTTCTTCTTTACCTTTCTTCACTACATAGAGTGGAGAACGAAGCCAATAAAGACGACCTTCTTCAATGAACTGCGGCGCGAATGTATAGATGGCACACATTATCAATAGTCCTATTGAGTAGCCATCGGCGTCGGCATCAGTACATATACCAACTCGTCCATAGCGCAATTTTTTCGCATCATATTTTCCTGGCACTATATTCATAGCACTAAGGAATAATTTAACTTCTTCGTTTTGATAAATTTTTTCCTCAGGATTTGAGAAACAATTAATCATTTTACCACGAAGAGCAAGTATTCCATATTTCTTTTCATCTCGTGCCATTGCAATTGAAGATGCCGCAGACAAACCCTCAACAAGAAGAAGTGTTGAGCCTTGTCCAAGAAACTCTGCATCTTTCAGTTTATCTGAGGCGAAAACTTTTTTCTTCTGATTTTTCTCAATTTCCTTCGATGCTTCAAGGACTTGCTTGCGCGCCCTCTCTGCGGCCCGTTCAGCTTTTAATTCTTTAGTAAGTAACTCAAGGATTGAATCAAATTCGCTTGCATGTCTTCGACTAAAATCATCTAACATTTGCCCTGTTGCACGCTGTGCCAAACCTCGAAGTTCGGGATTATTAACTTTTGTTTTTGTCTGATTAGCAAACGAAGGATTTGGAACTTTACAATTTACTACGTAAAAAAGTCCCGAACGTGCTATATCTGCGCTAAATTCACCCTTAAATTTCTTCTTAAAAAAATTAGTTATTGCGGTTTTAACACCAGTTAACGACGTGCCGCCTTCTGCATTGGCGAGTCCATTGGTAAATACGAACCAATGTTCATGACGATCGGCCGCCCACTGCATAGCAACTTCACATTCAATTCCATCTTCTTTTACTTTAATATAAAGAGGAGTTTTATGAATTGGTTTTGCGATTGAATCTTTAAGGAAATCAAGTATTCCATTATTTGATTTATAAGATACGTGTTCTTTAGTCACGTCATTATACAAATCAAAAGTTACTCCTTTTGTTAAATATGACCAGCTGCGACACATATCTTTTATATCTTCAAATTTAATTTCTATTGGTTCAAGATTATATACTTCGGGAGATGGAGTAAAAATTACCAAAGTTCCATGTTTCCCAGAGTCATCGTCCTCAATATAGAAACTTTGTTTAATACCATCTTTAAGTTCAAGATAGGCTCGTTTTCCATCTCTTGTTGAAATAGCAACAAATTTTGAAGATGACAGTGCCACTCCTTTTGAACCTATACCATTCATTCCCGCAACATTTTGATAAACTTTTTCATTAAATTTACCGCCAGTATGAGGCAATGTATAGATAGCCTCCATTGCTTCCGTTCCATCTGCTCGAAGTCCGAACGGAACGCCGCGCGCGTTATCCATTATACTAATAATATTATTAGCTTCTAATTGAATCCAAATGGTATCCCCATATCCCATGGTCATTTCATCAATTGAATTGGTAATAATTTCGCGCACACATTGTAATACTCCTTGATTATCCGCACTTCCCATGTACATTGCAATTCTTGAACGTATGGCCTGTCTAAAACTTAGGGTTTCAATATCATTAGCATTATACATTAATTTCTCCTATTGTTCTTGTATATTCCTCAATTCCTTCCGTATAGTCACAAATTATTTCTACATAATCAAGTTTATTGCTTTTCTCATCTCTACTTTTACAAACACTTACCAATGCGTCAGAAGGCATTTTAAAAATTCTTTCTTCATTGTTTTCAAAATCTTTAATTGAAATTACAATATCCATTGAGCTTCTCCTTCTTTTATTTCTAAATATATTATATCACAAATTATCCTAAAAAGCAAATTTCAATAAAAAAAGAGGTTATTCCTCTTTCTCTTCTTCATAGTTTGGTGGAACGAAATTCTTTGCTTTTCTCCATCGCCAGCCGCCATTTTCCCAAATTAGGAAATAAGTTTGGTAGAACGGAGGCTCACAATATGTGTCGAGAACTTGGTATATTTTACCAGTTTGTTTGCGTTTGACTTTAAACATTTGGGTTCTCCTTTCTTTTCTATTTTTAGAATAACAGAATTTTCCCAAAAAAGCAAATTTTAGTAGCTTTGTTGTTACTTATATAAGAGGATTAATTTGTTTGGGAGGGATCAAATGACTGATAAGGAAAAAGTAGTTGAATATGTGATGAAAACTCCATATAATACGAATGAGGCGATTTTAAGAGAATTGATAGATAGTATAAGTTCGAAGGATGATTCTTCAACTGATGAAGTCAAAACTAAGTATACATTAAAAGTTGATTCAATGGTAACTGGTCCATTTGAAGGTAGTTTTGCCTATTATGATGGTTATAATTATATAGGCTGGCTTTGTCAGAGTTCACAAGAGCAAACTACCAAAATTAGAAAAATGATTATGGAATCCAATCGTGCGATTTTTAAATTTTATGATTCAGAAGGAGAACTTGTTCGTGAAGTTTCTGAGAAAATCATTAATAGTGGTGCTGGTGATGATTCACTTAATTATTTAGATTATGAAGTTAGTGATGATTGGGATGATCCGAATGTAGCAAGATTTGTAGAAGATAGAATGACTTTTAATAGTTATATAAGTTTTACTGTTTTTCTAATTCGTTGTTTACCAAATTGGACATGTTATACTCATCGCATAGAACTTGAATTTGTTAAAGAATAAATATGAAGAGACTTTTTAAGGAGGACTTATAGATGTCATATGAAAAGCATACTTGGGTAACCAAGGAAATTATAACAGCTGACAAGCTTAATCATATGGAAGATGGTATTGCGGGCGCAGAAAATGCGTCAAATTTGAAGAATGGAAGCGCGCAAGGTTCGCTGCGTGGAGTTAATACTGCAATAGAAGATGGAGTTAATTATACGATTGGAGCAAATGCGTTAGCTGAAGGAGTAGATACTAAAGCAACGGGTAGCGGCTCTCATGCAGAGGGGCGTTACAGTGTAGCTGGTAACTCATTTGCCCATGCAGAAGGGTATGAGACACAGGCTAAAGGGCTGCAGTCTCATGCAGAAGGATATAGTGTAGTTGCTCAAGGTCCGGAATCTCATGCAGAGGGAAGCCGAACTTTAGCTGAAGGTGGTAATGCCCATGCTGAAGGTAATAGTACATACGCAGCCGGAACCGCTTCTCATGCAGAGGGAACTGGAAATGGAACATTTAAAGAAACAATTAATATTAAAGATTCACCAGCCCCACCAACAAAAACTGATTTAGATGGACAATATGTACCACAGGCTGGTGGATTGGGTTCTCATTCAGAGGGTATTAGTACTTTGGCTTCAGGAGCGGGTGCTCACTCAGAGGGGAATAAAACTAGAGCCACTACAGATTATGCTCATGCAGAAGGAATCATTACTTTGGCAAATGTTACTCCTTCTCACGCAGAAGGACAATATACGGTTGCATCTGGTGTAGCATCTCATACAGAAGGGTACGGTACGAAAGCTAGTGGAAACTCTTCTCATGCAGAAGGAAATGGTACTGTTGCTAGTGGACTATCTGCCCATGCAGAAGGCACTGGATCTTCGCAAGAACAAACATATAAAGACGGTACAAATGCCCTTCCTGGAGCGACGGCGATGGCTTCTCATGTAGAGGGATACAATACCAGTGTAAAAAATAATATGGCAGGACATGCCGAAGGCTATCAAACGTTGGCGAGTGGGGGACAACCGGGAGATCATGCAGAAGGGTATAATACAGTAGCCAAAGGCGGCGCTTCTCATGCAGAAGGAAGTGGTACTATTGCTTCTGGTGTTCAATCTCATGCAGAAGGGTCTGTTACCATTGCCTCTAGTAGTAATTCACATGCAGAGGGCTATAATACAACTGCCTCTGGTGGCCAATCACATGCAGAAGGAGCTTCTACCACTGCATCTGGAGAAAATTCACATGCTGAAGGTAGTGGTACAGAAGCATCTAAAAATTATTCTCATGCAGAAGGAAAAGGTACAAAGGCTACCGGTGTTAGTTCTCACGCTGAAGGAGATGGCACAACTGCTTCTGGCGAAACTTCTCACGCCGAAGGAGTTGAAACTAAGGCTACTGGTATTCAATCTCATGCAGAAGGCTCTGGTACCACTGCCTCTGGTGGTCGATCTCACGCTGAAGGACTGGCTACAAAGGCTACTGGCGATTATTCACATGCAGAAGGGAATAGTACAACTGCTTCTGGCAATCAGTCTCATGCTGAAGGTGTGAATACAAAGGCTACTGGTGCAACTTCTCACGCCGAAGGGGCGGCTACTGTTGCTGAAGGATCATTTTCTCACGCAGAAGGTGCTGGTACAATTGCTAATCATGCATTTCAACACGTATTTGGTGAATACAACGTTGCAGATCCTTCCTCTGCATCAGCTGACAAAAGAGGTACCTATGTTGAAATTGTAGGCAACGGTACAGCAATCGGTGCTTATTCTAATGCTCGTACACTTGATTGGTCGGGCAATGAATCACTTAAGGGTTCGCTTACACTCGGTAAAGGAACCGTAGATGAAGTTACAATTACAGCCGCGCAGCTTACGCAGTTACTTGCGTTATTAAATACGTAATATAGGAGGCAACTCAAATGACGAAAACCGAAATAATCAATTTCATAATGTCAACTCCTATCAATACAAACTGGGCAGTCCTCTCCTCACAACTTGGGGAGGGCGACTACTCAAAGCTAGAAAAATATGTAAAGTTGACACCAAATAACATGAATAGAATGGTGCTTGAGGTACTTCTTGGAGCAGATGCGATTTATGATGGAACGATTTCTGTTACTGGAGTGGATCAAGATACATCGCTAAATTATTTCTTTATTAATAATCTTTTCTTCACGGATGAAGTTATTAAGGTAATTTTTGATGATGAGGAATTTCTTGTGCCTGGAAAGTCGATTTCTGAAGATGAAGAACAATATGGAGATGGAGTTTTTCCAAATATTAATGTGGGAGACTTACCGTTCTTCATCAGAAGCTATCAGAATGGAGACGGCGCGAATCCAAAAGGAACGTTCATCTATTTTGCGGATAGTGACGAGCATCATGTGAAGATTGAAGCTATGAAAAGTGAGATTGCGGTTGTAGGAACTGCGATTGTTGGAAAAGATAAGGTTGGAACGGAGGAGGGTTAAAATGATAAAAATGATTTCTGAACAGGGGAAACCTGTGAGTGGAATTTATGAGTTTATTATTGATACAGAAAGTGAGATTGAAAGTTTAGAAATTGATGAGCATTATAAGGCTGGTTCAAAGATTTACTGTATTGAGAACTCGAAGACTTATATGCTGAATGGCTCTGGTGCTTGGGTCGAAGTAAATTTTAAGCACGGTGGTGGGTGGGTTAAACCAGAGGGAGCGCTGGATATTACTGAAAATGGGAATTATGACGTGACACAGTACGCAGAGGCAAGCGTTAATGTCCCGACAGGTGGCGGTGATGACGTGCTGATTGATTTTATTGAGGGTGATATCACAAGCATTAATATTCCGAGTGGTGTGACTATAATTAGGAATAGTGCGTTTCTATACTGCATAAACCTTGCGAGCGTGACGATTCCCAGTAGCGTGACGAGCATCGGAAGCAGTGCGTTTAGCAACTGCACAAGCCTTGCGAGCGTGACGATTCCCAGTAGCGTGACGAGCATCGGAAGCAGTGCGTTTAACAACTGCACAAGCCTTGCGAGCGTGACGATTCTTAGTGGTGTGACGAGCATCGGAGGCAGTGCGTTTAGCAACTGCACAAGCCTTGCGAGCGTGACGATTCCCAGTAGCGTGACGAGCATCGGAAGTTATGCGTTTAACAGCTGCACAAGCCTTGCGAGCGTGACTTGCGAAAGTTTGACTCCTCCAACGATTTCGTCAAACACTTTCAACAATGTTCCTGCCACCTGCCCGATCTACGTCCCAGCCGAATCGGTAGACGCATACAAGGCAGCGAATAACTGGAAAGCAAGGGCGAAGTACATCCAAGCGATTCCATCTGCATAAACTAATTAAATATAAATTAAAAGACGGGTCAATCCCGTCTTTTATTTAAAAATCTATACATATTGATCAATTTGTTTACTTTTAGATAGAAAGTACAATAGGAGGTATGTCATATGACAAAACAACAAATAATTGATTATGTAATGAATACGCCCGAAAATATAAATCCATCAATTCTTTCACAACTTATGGAAGAATATGAAGGAGGCAGCGCGGAGGGTTTCATGGGAATACATAGTATTGAAGTACCAGTAATTTCCCATACTGTTCCACAAGCATTAGCTGATAAAATTGATTTAATGACCGATATTACATTAACAGTATACTTAGGTGACCGCGCAAGTGAAAGTTTAACGGCTTTTTATGCTACTTTTAATTTTATTCCACAGACCACTGAAAAAATGATTCTTCCTTTTTTAGAGACGCTTGAGTGTGAAATAACTTATGGCAATTGTTGGATTGATGGTAATGAGTTATCAATTGACATGATGACTTCTGTGGGTCTTGAGAATATCACTCCAGAAAGTCAATTAGAACTTCATTGGGTATATGCAGATTGATGGATTTAGGAGGTAAGTAAAATGTCATATATAAAACAAACGTGGGTTGATGGCGACATAGTAACCGCGGAGAAAATGAATCATATAGAAGATGGAATTGAAGCGGGAGGAGTAGACACTACTGGAGTATTGTTCGTAACAATTGGCGCGCTTCCGAATGCTACTGGTTATGAGTTTAGTTTAACTTATAATCAAATTTCATCGGCTATTGGAAATGGACAATCAGTAATAGCAAAATTTAATACTCGCGGTTCTGATAATAAGATTAGTCTCACCGAATACTTCTCACTTTATAGTGTTAATTGGGAAAATGAAGATATTTCTTTTGTAAAAGACACTTTTAATAGTTATGCATCGCCACCTTATGTAGAAAGAGAACAATTTACATTAAATAAGAACAATGTTGTTACAAGATTTGTTAATAGGATATATGGAAATAGTCAATAGCTTTTATATTATAAATAAAAAAAGACGGGGATCACCCGTCTTTTAAATTGCAGTGAATATTTTCTACCTACCATCAGATGGACTTGGAGTTGGAGTTGGGGTTGGTACTTCGCCTTGCCCAGAATCATCGGTTTCTTTTGGTTCAGAATCTGTTGATTCATTTAACTCATTAATCATAAATTGAGCTTCAGCTTTTGTGAGCAAATCTGCATCTACACATAGGCGAATAAATTCTTCTTCACTAGGTCTGCCATAAGTTAAAGCATAATTTTTCATTCTATTTATTAACATCGGCATGCCCCAAGCACTTTCGAGTATTTCCTTTACATAGGCTATTCTCTGCTCACTGCTCTTACTCATATCTATAGCCATAAATAGTTACCTCCTAAATATACTTCATATATAAGTAGAAAATCCCTATTCCCAATTCACAACTTTCGCTCTCTTTTTTCTCTTCGGTGGCATTTTTGCCCAAATCAGACAATCTCTCGCACGGGTGGCCGCGACATAGCATAAGCGCGCCTCTTCATCATTATAGGCTCTTATATTATAAGCCAAAACACAAGGCGCTTCCAAACCTTTTGCAGAGTGTACAGTTAAAATTTTAATCGTATTCTCCTTCATTTTCTCTTGAATTTGAGAGTTCGTCAAATCAGCTTGTTTAAAAGTATCTGTCGGTATTCCAGCTTGACTAAACAAATAAGTAAACATTTCTATATCGGCATTAGTTCTACAAAGAACAAACCAATCTCCCCAATGTCCATTTATGCGGTCGGTCGCTTTAATTAATGAGTTCATTGCTTCCGAAGGTGTCATATTGCCTTCTAAAACCGAATATTTTTCTTTTGTCTCTCTAGCTGGAACAGAATCATCTGCATAATCTGGACCCAAACGATAGAGAAACTTTTTTGCAAAATGAAGAATTTGAGGAACATTGCGGTAGTTTTGTCTCATTTGAAATACCACAACGTCTGGCTCATACATTTTATTAATTAAATATTGCGGATTCGCGCCCGCCCATCCATAGATGCTTTGACGATGGTCATAGAAGTACATGTAATTGTCTGGGTTAATAAGTTCGAAGAAGCGAAACTGAAGTTCTGTTGAGTCTTGTGCCTCATCAACTATTAAATGAGTAACGTGTTTTAGACAACTTAAATTTTCTTCAATACGAGGAAATAAATCGTCAAAACGCTCCTGTTCCAATATATCGGTTGTATCTACAGAGCCGCCGCGCAGTAAGTAGTTACAATAAGAATGAACAGTTCCAATGAAAAGTCCATCAGGATACCCTAATCTTTCATACATAACAGAAGCAGCATTGTTTGTAAAAGTAATCGCAACTATCTCCGAAGGGGCAATTCCACTATCCAGCAGAAACCTAAGTCTCCCAATTAATGTTTGCGTTTTACCACTGGCCGCGGCACTACATACCAAAACGTGTGGTTCTTGTGTTGTAATAACTTGTTTTTGAATTGCATTAAAAGTTTCCATAAATCCTCCTAGTCTTGCTTTCGTAAGACTCTTTTTTATTTTTTCTCATTTACATTATACCATAATTCTTGAATAAAAGTCAAATTTATAAAGTAAGTAACTCAATTCCCTACTTAATGTAAAGGAGGTGGATTTATGGCTTATTTAAATGGAATAGATATTTCAGCCTATCAATCTACAATAGATATTAAGGCTTTAGATGCTGATTTTGTCATAATTAAGGCTACCGAAGGAATTGACTATAAAAATCGTTTTATGGACGAATGGGCAAAAGAAGCGATTAAAAATAAAAAGAAATTAGGATTTTACCATTTTGCTACTAATGGAAAGGGTGCTGTAGAAGAGGCTCTATTTTTTTGGAAGGCGGTGAAAGACTATGCGGGAAAAGCAATTTTTGTTCTTGACTATGAAGCTGACGCGCTTAAACAGGGAGTGGACTGGGCGAAAAGATTTCTGGATTACTTCTATCAGTTAAGTGGAAATAGAGCGTTCATTTATATGTCACAGTCTGTTGCGACTAGCCGTGATTGGACAAAAGTTGCAAAAGACTATCCGCTTTGGGTGGCCGCTTATCCGAATACGCTTCCAACTAAGTATTATATGCCGAAGAAGTTGAGTTCAATTGGTGCTTGGAAAGGAGAGACTATTAGACAATATAGTTCTAATGGGAAAGTTAAATACTATAGCGGCGCGCTTGATTTAGATATATTCTATGGTTCGAGAAGTAAGTGGGATAGCTACACGAAAATAGATAAGAAAACTGCTAGTGGAAGATATTATTATTCGCTCTATCCAGTTAGTCTTCCAATTAGAGGATACTTTAAGAGAGGAGATAGTAGTGATAAAGTAAGAAAGTTACAGCGCGCGATGAATGCAGTTGTTCATACGAATCTGTTTATGGATGGTATTTATGGACCGAAGACCGAACAGGCGGTAAAAGATTTTCAGAAAAAATATAAGTTAGTTGTAGATGGGGAATTTGGTAGAAAGAGTTTAGCTAAATATAAGAGTTTAAAATATTAATATATATTATATATAAATAAAATTTGTTTTGTTTTTTTGTTTTGACTTTTTTCAAGCTCCGCTTTAAGTATAAGCGAATTTTCGGGGCTTGTCAAATTTTTGGAGGCTAGAATGACTAAGAAAGATTTAGTAGATTATATTTTAGATACGCCGCAGAATATAAATCCGGCAATTTTAAATCAGATGTTGGATGAAGTTGGCGGCAGTTCAGTGCAAGGTGATCTTGAGTGGTTCGATGTAGGTTTTTATAATGCAAATGATAAAGTTTTCTGTAAGTGTGAAAGTAAAGATGGAATTGTAGGTGGCGAATGCGAATTAAACCCTTTGACAGATGTTGATTCTTTTTATGGAGTATCTTTATCTAACTGGAGAGCAGTGGATGGTAAAATATTAGATGAAGAATATTTAACTCCAATTATAGCGGGCACGCTTCCAGCAAAGGTTTATGAATCAGTATATAATCTTCTTCTTTCCCAAGACAGGGTTTTTGGTTTTACTTTATATCAGTGTGCTACTCCCTACGTTGCCCCATCTCACGGTAGTGGGTCTGAAGGTTCTGGTGACGATGAGATCGGTGGCGGAGCTGTTAAATAATTGAGGAGGCTAGAACGATGGCAATAAAAACACCACAAGATTTAATTGATTATATTATGGAGACACCCTATAACGCTAATCCAAATATTTTAAGAAGTGCGTTAAGTGGTATGGAGGGTGGCGGAAGTTTAGAAGGAGATTACAATTGGGATGAAGCTCATAAACTAGCTTTATATCAAGAAGGCGATACCTCTTATTTTTTCAAAGAAGATATTGACATTATTAAAAATCGACTGCCCCATTTAATTATATTTATTAATCCAGATGAATCCAGAGATAGGCTTATCCTTGTAAAAAGTTTTAATGATGGAAATGATTTTAGATATGTTTTTCAAGATAGCACTTCATCACATCTAGAAAAAGATGGCTCTCAAATTATTGTAGAGGGACTTATTCTTACTTTAAATAATGATCGTTATGTAAGTGATGGTAGATAACTATTTAATTAGCAATCCTATCACAAAACCATCTATCTCTCGCCCTAAACTTTTCTTGAAATAAATCCCCAACCTTCTCCAACTTCTCAATCTCCCAATAAGGAATCACATAAATTCGAATCCCATGAGCGAGGCAATACGAAATTTTTCGTCTGTCTCGTTCTTTTTGTGCCAAAAAATCTTTTCTTGTCGGTTGAAACTTCTTCACTTGTTCAAAATGCTGCTTACCGTGAAACTCAATCACACACGGCGCGCCGCGGTAGTTCGAAAGGAAAAAGTCAAATCTGTAGCGTCCTTTTCCTAAATCTGGAAAACTTTTTTCTCTTTCAAACTTAACTTTTCCTTTTCTTAAAATTTCAATAATTTTTTCTTCACCTTTACTTGCTTTCATAATTTTATCCTCCCGTCTTATAAAAGTAGAGTTTTGCAAACTGTTGTTTACTTATTTGTAGAAAGAAGTATTGTTACTATTATTGGGAGGGTATTTAAATGTCTTTACAAGAAATGTCTGTATTCATGCAAGACGGACTAATCGGATTAGCAGTCATTTTGCTTGGTTTAATTCGTATTCCAAAGGTTGATTTGAATATATGGAGTTTATTAGCTAGATTTCTAGGTAAATCAATTAATGGAGAATTGATAGAGCGAATTGATAAAGTGGATAAATTACTGGAGTATCATATAAGTAAAACCGAGCAGGAGCGCGCGAACCAAGCGCGACAACGGATACTGCGATTTTGTGATGAGATTTTATTGGGAAAATTACACTCTAAAGACCATTATGACGAGGTATTAAACGATATAGATAAATATGAGACATATTGTCGTACCCATCCAGAATATTTAAATAATAAGGCAGTTATGGCTATAGAAGCTATTAAAGATTCCTATCAAGAAAGATTAGAGAAGCACGACTTTTTAGTCTATACGAGAGATTGATGGAGGGACTTATGCTATGCAAGAATTGCAATGGCAGAGTAATTCAATAGAGATAATCGAAGATAAAACCACTTAATTAATGAGATTGAGTGGTTTTTTATTGAACCAAAAGGAGAAATATATGAACAAGAACTATTACGGATACTGTGACACGGCCGCGAATATAGGTAAAAAGGTGGTCCAAGTCAGAGATTTAGAGATATTAGGACAAGATTCTCCTTTTCAAGAAGGAGATTTATTATCAGTTTATTTTTCTAATGGAAACACAGCTAATGAAGTTTCCTTAGTTTTTACTGCTAGACAAGAAACGAACCAAGGCGTAAGTACCTCAAGTGATGAGGGGAAACAAGTAATCTATGCAGGTCCAGCTGTAGTAGCTGGTAATGGTGAATGGGGCAGTGGAGAAACGGTCTTATTTACTTATATACAACTTGGTGAAGATCCGACACAGTTTAGATGGGGTCAGGTGAATGAGTTTCATGCTTCTGAGCAAGTGTATGGAGTTACGAAGTTAGTAGACATTACCAAAGAAGAAATGATTGGTAATGATGAGGTTGAACCCGCAATAGCAAGTTGGATTGATGCGGCGGTTACTCCAGAAGATCAAACTACAGCGATGACACCAGCTACTTTGAAGAATTTCTTTGATTTGCTTTCAAAGCCATCTAGCAATCAGAAGATTGGACTATATTGGGAGCCTGGACTTGAAGGAACAAATGAAAAATTAGGTACTCTTTCTTTGAGAGGTGGACAAACAGAAGGCGGAAGTGTTATTGGAATTGACATTATGTATCCTTTGAGAGACAAGGTTATACAAATTATTGGAGATAAATATCCTACCTATACTGGTGAGCTGACTAATAATGGGGATAACAATGGCGGAAGTCGTGACAAGGCTAGTCAAAATATAAATGCAGAAAAATATATAACGAGATACCCGCCTAACAATATATATTTTAATGAAGGTAATGGACTTTATTATAACTACACCGATGATACCCCACCATCATCAGCACCCAGAATTATATTAGATAACGGTAGTGGGAGAATGATTATTGGAAAGAGTGATGCTCCTTCACAGGTTGGAGTAATTGAACTTCGAACCGGAACTAATAATGATCAAGGTGTTATAGCTAATGGAAGACTCAATGCAACATTAGGATTATCTGAATATAATGAACCCTTAATAGAGCGCTATAGTCCACAAATAAAAGTTATAAAAATACCCGCAGCTGGTGGCACATTCACAATACCAGTAAATGATACTTCAAGAAGAGGCACCGGTTTAGCCAGCGCACATATTCATGTAGATGTGACTGAAGTTGAAGGAGCTGAAGGTTATGTGCCTATTGGTGTGGTTGGATATAATGTTAACTATGCAGGTAGTGCAACTGGAGATGCTTTATATGCCAATGTTTGGGAGTGCCATTTATTGGATAATAACCAAGAAATAGAATTTTCTATATATAATATGAAAAATAAACCCATTACAGTTACAATAGATGTTTATGTACTATATAAGAAAAATATAGGAACCACCCCAAAAACAAACTAAAAGGAGGTCAAGGCGATGAAAGGAGATTTTCTTGGGTTCAGCTTCGACGGCATTCATTGCTCTGAACTCGGAATTACACATGTGAGTAGTAGTGACAGATATGATGAGGAACTTTTTCCAGAAGTTAGAGATAAGTCAGTTGAAATTCCTCACAATCATGGAGAATATTATTTTGGTAGTACCTATGGTACTAGAACCTTTGAAATAGATATAGCTTATGATTCTGTTACTGAAACTCAATTTAGGAATATAAGGAGACTATTTGGTCAAAATAAAATTTGTGAATTAATTTTTGACGAAAGACCATATAAAGTATACTATGCAAAAGTTGAAAGTCCAATTGAACTTTCATACATTTGCTTTGATGAGCAAGACAAGATTCCTGGACCTGCGCGCGATGGTGTAAGAGTTGCTAATAGGAGAACTGAAGAAAGAGAAAAAACAATAAGTGAAAGGGTAAGAGTTGCGGCGCAGTCTACTGTGGAATATGAAATGAAGGGTGAACCCGTTGGAGAACCACAGATTTCTACTGTTGATGATATAGGTATTGAAATAGATGGCACAACTATTATTTTAACAAATGGTTCAGATGTGACTGGTTATGTAAATATTTCCTACACTTATATGGAATCATATCAAGTCAATGAATGGGAACAAGTAACTCCTTGGGAGTATCAGTTTAACCCAGACGGCTCAAGAAAAATGCGCCGTATTTACAAGGGTGAAGGAACGATTTCACTTATTTGCTATTTTCCATTCGCGCGGCAGCTCTTCAAACAAAGAGAACTCTATGAGACAAGCACCGCCGCGCTAGTAGATATGGCGGTTACGGGTGAAGCCGAAGTTGATGATGGAAATGTGATTACGACATATGACAATGTTGATGAATGGATTGAATCAAGTGGGATTCTTACCACGGAAGAGTTTAATAGACGCGGCTTAGACGTTGTACACACTAATGTAGTTGATGGGAATCTGGGTTGTAATGCTGAAATACCTGTGTATAATCCTGGCGATTTAAATGTTGGGTTCTGTTTGTATATACCATTTAATGAAGAAGGAAAGATACTTCCGAATAGCGGTAACTATACAATTATTAATGGTTTTAATGATATGTTGTTACTAAAACCAATTAAAAGAAGACAGAGTCCTAAAGATGGTATGCAAGCTGACACAGGAATCTTAATCAATACAACAAACCATTTAATAGAAGGCGTCTATCTCGATCCAGTCACATATATGAAAGATCATCGTACACCCGGTTGGACAATAACGGGAACACTTTACAACGATGCAATTTGGCAAGGAGATTTCCCTTACATTAAAAGAAATGACTGGCAATATGACAATACTCAAGATTCGCAGTCTATTTATATAAATTGTCAACAAGCAAGCGGAATAAAGATTTATTATAACTATCTATATTTCTAGGAGGATAAAGGAGAATGGGCGAATTAAGAAAACCATATGAAATTTCCATTTGGGAAGACCGCCTAGAGGGAGAAGGAGAGAAAAGGTATTATAAAGAAGCTAAATTGGCTGTCATTGGTTCTGATAAAATGACATCGCCAAATAGAGCTTATAACCCCATTTTTCATGAGAATATAAATGGAGAAAAGACTTTAACCTTTACAATTACATATAAGTATTATGATGAATTACAAGGAGAACTTGTAGAAAATCCATTTTATGCTTATTTGATAAATGAAAGAAAGGTTAAGTTACACTATAATGATGAATGGTATGAGTTTGTTATAAAGGAATGCGAAGAAAATTCTGAAAATTATGAGTTTACTTATACCGCTAAAGAACTTTTCTCTTTAGAGCTGTCAAAGGTCGGATATAATATAGAGTTAGACCAGTCTTTAAATAATAACCAAGGTACTGTTACAGAACTTGGTTGGAAGGCTATAGAAGGCACTGATTGGGTAATTGACGAGGAAAATTCGGATACGCTGCGGCAGTATGTGCAAGAGCCGTTATATCAATGTAAAGCGAGAAAAGCAATAGATGTAATAAATTTAGATACTCAAGAGCCTTTTACAATTTCTTCTGAAGAAATCGTCTACATTTTCTATAGCTATTTGAAGAATCAAATAAAAGAGAATGTGCAGCTGATTAGACAAAATGATAATCCAAGCGAACATCTTGATGATGACGGAGTTATCAAGTTAACTAACTATAGATTGGTAAATCCAGTTACATATACGGTTGTTGATGATAAAGTAACTGGTATGGATGAATTTGATATTCTAGGAATTTACAGTAGCAATCAAGGTTACCGTTTAGTCTATAAGCAACAAACTACTTACGATCCAGTAATGGAGCGTACTGTAGATTTATATAAGGCACAATATGAAGATGGTGAACAGGAGATCTATCACTATACAGATTATGACTATACGTCTTCTACAATTGTCACTTCTTACATGACCAATGGATATAACTTCAATGTCTTTGATAATGGTACGTTACAAGGATGGGATAATGCAACTACAGTTTCTCATCAAGACCATGTAACCTTATTTAAAGACTTTATTGGAGATGGAGAAGGAAAAGAATTTGAACTTCCAGCCGAACCAGAGAGCGGCCGCCCATTCGAAATTACAATAAACGGGACAACGGCCGCGGCCTCTACGTATACACGTTCTGGTAAGAAGATTACATTTAATACCGCACCAGCGAAAGGCGCTAAAATTCTCGTAAAATATCAAGTTAGTGGCGCTGGCAAAGCACCAATCCTTCAGCCGATGCATTTAGTGACTTATCCTGATATTTCTTCTAGTGGAGATTTGACACTAATAAAGAATTTTTCAGAAATTAGTGGCTATCTTGAAATGAAGTTTAATGGAACACTCGGTGACGGTTATGATAATGCCTACTTCAATAGTGGGTTTAATGATAATATGATGACTATTGACCACATAGCAAAGGATGAGAAGTTTGCTTTGAGATTACGCTATATGGTTTCTGATACAAAACATGGAGATTTAGTTATTGATGATCCAACTTCAGATACAAACAAGGGTATTAGAGTTTTAGTAGCTAAATATGAAACGGTTGAGCGAGAGTATTTTCTTAATGATGATGCATTTATTAAGGAAAACGGAACTCCGTCAAAGGTCAAAGCTTATAAGATAATTCCTAATGAAGTTATTTTAGACTTTAATGGAGCTTTCCAAAAGAGCGAAAACATTATTAAAGACGGTATTTTCAACGACAATCATGACCGTTACATAATTGACAATGTAATTCAAGTTCCTTCTACTTTGTACTGCTATCAAGATAAGAACGGCGGTGATTTATATGTTTGGGACCCGAAGAATGCGAAGTTTATTCTGAAAGATAATTCTTATGCAGACTATTATATCACAAGCGCGGCGGCGAATTACTCATATTCAAATGAGAGAATGCAAGACCCAAACTTCAAACTTGGCGTTTTTGTTTATACAAATGATTCTTCTTTGGTAGATAAATTTATTTATCTACAAGATATACAATTGACTCGCTATTATGAATATACAGAAGGCAATACGAAAAAGCCTGTAATAATGGGTAACGTTCCTGTAGCGCAGTCGATTCCAGTTGAGTATTTTTATTTAAAACCAAATACTGGAGCGAAGAAAGAAAGCATTAGTACTTATGGTTCTACTGAATCTTTAGCATTAGATTTGGGTATTGATCCTAGCTTAATTACTCCAGTTTATAATAAAAATTGTGAGAAGGTCTTATCAATTCAAGAAAGTCATTCTAATTGCTTCAACATTTTACAGAGTATTTGTGAAACCTTTGAGTGTTGGTTAAAAATTAGAGTTCCTCACAATGAAGATGGTTCTATAGTTTTAGATAAGGATAACAATCCAATTAAGAAAATTGCTTTTAAAGAATATGCAGGAAAAGATAATTTTGCAGGTTTTAAAAAGGGTATCAATTTAGATTCCATTACTAGAAATATTGATAGTAATGAAATTGTTACTAAAATGATAGTCGAGCCAGTTACTAGTGAATTTAGTGATAATGGAAGTATTGATATAGGCGTAGCTTCTTCGAATCCGAGCGGCCAGTCACACATTCTCAATTTTTCTTACTATGAGAATAGAGGGTTGATTGGAGATTTGGCAGCTTATAAAGAAGACTTAATGAATTATTATAGCCAGTTATTTGATTTGAATAAAAAAATTAGAGCCGCGGATAAAGAGTACACTGATGCCTCAGCCGCACTGCTCAAATTAAAATCCAATCAGACTGTATTTACTTCACTAATTGATGAAGCTAATCAGAAATATAACGATGCTATTCAAGACTTCCATGAGATTACTGGATATGACTATGAAGAGTATGTTAATAAGTATAAGACGATAGAAGAATGGGCAGAGGACGCTAACTACGATTTAACTAAAAATGATACAGTTGTAGACAAGATTGCGGATATATATGTATCAACCGCGGCAACAAACAACTATAGTGGTATTTTAACAAATGTAAATACAGAATACCATCAGAAAGACTTAGAGCTTAACGGCGCGAAGGAGTATACAGTTACTGTATCTACAATTCCTCCAGTACAAGGGCAAGTTGAAACGTATACTACACAAGTTACGTTCGATGACTATGTGAGTGGAGTCAGCTTTATCTTGGTTGCTGAAGGAGGAGGATATGTTACTTATCAGACTACCCCTAATGATAGAGTTTTTGAAATTGTTAGCGCAATAAAGTATAAAGGAATCAAATTCATCGGCTTGCCGCAGAACTATGAATTGAAATATTTCGAGGGCGGCCGTGGTATTATTGAAGGCAACTACTATGCTCATGAATTTGAGATAGTTGATAATGTTAGTAATAAGCCTTATAGTAGACACTTTAAAATTCAGCCAACTAAGGAATATGCAGAACAATATCCTGGCAAATTAAAGGAAAGTGAGAAGCTTCGTGAAGATAAACTTAAACTAGAAAAAGATTTTTACAAAAAATATAGTCGCTTTATACAAGAAGGAACGTGGAGTTCTCAAGACTACATCGATCCAGAACTCTATTATCAAGACGCATTACAGGTTAGCAGAACTTCTTCTCAACCAAAAGTCAGCTACACTTTCAATGTTATTGATGTAGTAGAACAACCAAACTTAAGTGGTTATGACTTTAGAGTTGGAGATAAGACATTCATTGAAGATGTTGATTTCTTTGGTTATGTACACTTTTTGCTGTCAGATGATACGTGGCATAGAACTCCAGTTAGAGAAGAGGTTGTTGTTTCTGAAGTAGAGTGGCATTTAGATGAGCCTGATACAAATGTAGTTACAATTCAGAATTATAAAACTCAATTTGAAGATTTGTTCCAGCGCATTAGTGCGAGTGTTCAAACCGCGCAATTCAACGAGGTTACTTATCCAAAGACCTCTCAAATTTTAGATTTGAATGGATTGATTAATACCTCTTTATTGACAAATTCTTTAAGTGCAGTAGGAATACCTGGTGCAGCTTTGACAACCAATGGAAGTGTTAGAGCTACTGAAGATGGATTGTTAATTAGAGACTTGGTCAATGGCGCGAATGTCGTTAAATTGGCAAGCAGTGGAATACAGCTTTCCACAGACGGCGGCCAGTCGTGGACAACTGCAATCGCAGCTAATGGAATTTCTGCGGATAAGTTAACTGCGGGAACAATTAATACGCAGAATATATGGTTGATGGATGGAGATAATCCGAGTTTCCGTTGGGATAAAGCTGGATTGAATGCATATGGTCTTAATGCAGATGGAGACGCAGCTTATGATTTAAGGACTTATGTACGTTTTGATAAGTATGGTCTTTACGGTATTAAGAATGATGAAGATTTTGTTGCAAATTCTCTTGAAGATGTGAGAGACAAGGGATTCTTTGGAATTACTTGGGATGGATTCTTCATTAAGAACTCATATACTGATGGTGAAGTTAGTATTACTTCTGACGATGATTTTGTTGTTAAACAGAACAATAAGAATAGAATTAAGATAGGTGCTGTCGAGAAAGATGGTAGCGGCGCGCCAACTAAGTACGGCATCAACATTTTCAATGACGATGGAGAGTTGGTATTTGATACTGGCGATGACGGAAATGTTACAATTACTGGTAGAATTAATGCGCTGGCTGGTGAGTTCAGTGGTTATGTGACGGTTGGTGATTCAAACAGTACCCATATTGCGATTGATGGAAGTACAGATAATCCAACTATTAGTTCTTCAAATTATACGCCAAATGGACAGACAGGTTGGATTATTGATAGTAATGGTGATGCAACTTTCTCAAACGTATCGGTGCGCGGCGCCATTAAAACAGTCGTGTTTGAATATGAGGAAATTCAAGCTGTAGGTGGAATTTTCTTATTTAGACCTTCTTCAACTATTAAGATGGCAACTTATACTCCGTACTATAAAGAGGTGCAAGTACCGAGTGAGGACGGGTCGGTTGAAACTGAGTTAGTTGAGACTTATATCAATGAGTCTACAACTCCACCGACTTATGCGGATTTGATTGTGACGGTAGAGACTCCGTTACAATTTAGACTTAATGACTGGTGTAAGATTAGCAATTATAATTCAGAACCAAGTGCCGCGATAAATGACGGAGGATTGTCTCATATTTATAAAATTTCTGAAATTAGTGGTGGGTCTACTGATCCAGAAACTGGTGAGACAACGCCAACTCAAATTCATTTAGCGGGTGCAACTAAGCTATTGGACGATGTGCCGATTGAAGAAATTGTTGGCGGCGCGCTCATTAGTTTTGGAAATTATGATGATGTAGATAGACGGGTGCTTTCAAATAATTATGGAATCGGAGTTAACAGCTCTGATAATTTTGTTAACTTGCCAGCGAGAGCAATTAGCTTATTTGAGACAACTATAAATCCGAATAATACAATTAAGGTTTCATATAATTATAGAGGTATACTTGGTACTTTACCACCTAGAAGAAGTTTAAATGTAGATGATACTATATATCAGCATATGGCAGATACTCAAGGCATCTATACTGATAATATGTACATTGGTGATGATAATCAATATGTTGCTTTTTATACTGAAGGTAATAATAAGAAGCTGAAAATTAAAGCTTCTGAATTAATGTTTGAGGTTGGCACTGATCCACAAACTCAAGAACCAGTATATAAAGATGTTAATGAAATTGAAAGTGGAACAACAGTTACGGTTTACTCTACAATGGGTGGAGACTTTACCCAAGAAAATGAGAGCGGAATTATTTTCGCAGTTGTTACACAGGGAGAGCAACAGCTTAATGAGATGCCGCTTAGAGTGAATTTTGGAGAACATTTGCCAATGACTGCAATTCCTGGAGAATATTTTGTTCAGGTAGCTAATTTATCTCTGAGTGATGATAGAAAACAGGCAATTCTTTATAAGAATACTGCTAGTCAGAGTGGTACAGCCACTTGGGAAGAAGTAGTCGACACATTTAAATATACTTGGACCTTCTATGATGCTGAAGGAGAAGAAATTACTTCTGGCGCGCCTTATCAAGAGGATAGTAGTGGAGATAAAACGAGAAATAAATGTATCTATGTAGATACAAATTTAGTTACGGAAAAAATGGTAGCTAATGTAAAAGTAGAAATACCGGAGTAAGAAGGAGAAAGAGATGAAAGTTGTAAATGGTGGAATAACTATTAGAGATTTAAGTGATATGGTTGGGAAGAGCTTGAGTGAAAAACTCAAGTTCTTCTGGATCAATAGTACAGGAGTCCACGCGGCGGGCGGAAAAGAGACAAGTGGAATACCATTTGATCCAAGCGTGGAGAGTACGTATGGGTTTAATATGTTATTGAATCCGAGTTCTTTGTCTTTGAGGTATGATAATACCGATATTATTAAAATGAGTGGTAATACTTCTATACCAAGTATAGACTTTTATAATCTTTCTTCAAATACCAGTGATCCAGCAAATGGGAAAAAAATTATGAGTCTAGACGGACAGGCTCTTAAATTTTATAAATATGATGGAAGCATTAACAATGAAATAGCTAAATTTAGTGATAGTATACGACTAGGAGTAGATGATGAAGGAAAGGGGTATTTATTATTAAATGATGCTGGTATATTTGGCTATAATACTGAACATGAAAACTACTTTAGAGTTGGTACTTATAGCTTTGGAGAAGGAAAGGTGACAGAACTTCTCGATTCTTATGAAATAGTAGACCAAGATAACTATCCACAGACATATACTTTTAACGTGAACATTTCAAAATATACACAGTTATATGATATTGCGGCTCAATCTTTTTATTTATCTTATAATCAAGACTATGTAATTCAACAAAACAATCCACTTTTGTATCAGGTTGCTTATACAGATACTACTCTTACAGTAAATTGTAATTTAACAAATATTAATGATTATTTGGTTAACTCGGGATATGGACTTTTCGATGGAGATACGCTTGATTTGATGATATCATATGATAAAGACTTGAGCACAACCTCTTTGTCATTTGGAAAATACGCAGGGATCTATGATTCAAATAATTTTCCTGGCTTTTTGAGTTCTTCTTTTGGCATCAATACATTAGCAAAAGGAGAATACTCTATTGCCGGTGGAGCGAGAAGTCGATCTGAAGGTATGTGTTCTCTTGCCATGGGAAATCGAGCATACTCAATAGGAACGTGTTCATTTGCTATGGGTTTAAGTTCAAGGGCAGAAGGCGATTTTGCTATTTCGGTGGGTAGTCAAACAAAAGCCACTGGTTATTGTAGTTTTGCAGCAAATTTAAGTACAACTGCAAAATACTATGCTTCAACAGCTTTAGGTTATGGGACCACTGCGGTAGGAGTCGGGCAATTAGCCATAGGTATGTTTAATAAGCCTGATACAATTGAAAGATTTATTCCAGATGATGAATATGATAATTTAGGAAGAGGACATTATTCTTTTATTATCGGTGGCGGATATAAAGGATATAACGTGATACCAAGTTATGAAAATGAACTTACAATTGACTGGGATGGCAATGTTTGGCATAAAGGTGATGGCGAACACATCTTTACTTCTTCGGAAATTAAAACAACATCTTCTTCTACCAATATAGGTCAAGGTGTTTTACAAGGTGACCAATGGGTTGTTAAATATGGAAAAGTAGTCCAAATTGCAATAAACTTTACCTGTGGTGCAACAGGCGCGGGTGAAAATTGTATTGAAGGTACTATTTCCAATACAGACTATCTTCCTATTTTAGGAGCAATGGGGTCTGGATATTTTGGAAGTCATTCTCTTGTATTACTAGTCCGCGCAGATGGAACTTTCGCAATACGAAACGCTTCACCTAGTACCGTGACCTGTACTTCTAATACAACAATACGAGCAACTTATATAACAGCTTAAACCCATAAGACCACTTCGGTGGACGATATGGGTGGTTCATATGGATATAATGGTTCTGATTCTGGAAACTCTTATATGTATTATGACCCTAGATATGAACAGAGCCAGACTTATTCGATGGCAAGAGGTTATTCACGTCATGGAAGTTCTAAACCAGAAATGGTAGAGGAATTAAAGCAGATGATGGAAGGCACTAATGATCCAGCTATTAAGGCCGCGATTTCTGAAGCTATTCTTAAAATGAATAAGTAAGATAAGAAAAGTGGGTTCTTTATGAATCCACTTTTTTGTATCTCATAAGTTTATAGTCTTGTCGGATAAACTCCACTTATTTAAGAGAAATAATTTGCGGAGGTTTAACAATGATTACACGTGGTACTACACCTTATCATACCTTTATTTTACCTCTTAAAACAGAAGACATAAAGGAAATTTATATAACATATCTTCAGAATGATGAGGTTATACTAGATAAATCAACCTCTGAAATTACTGAGATAATTAATATAAGTGATTTATATGAGAATGCATCAATTGAAGAAGTTCCGGAAGAACTCAGAGATTGTATGGACGAGGCGGCCTGCCGTGTTACTCTTCATTTGACTCAAGAAGATACTCTTAAATTTAAATTCTATCCCGCCGCGGAGAAGAATATTGCGGTTATACAGATTAGAGTTTTGATGAAAGATGGAGAAGCTTATGCTTCTGATCCTTTAAGAGAAAGAATTTTCGGAGTTTTAAAAGATGGGGTGATTGGTGGTGAGTAGATCGGATCGTCCTTTTAGAGTTTCTTTTTTTAATTCGGGTACGAATTTGAAAAAGGTTACTTTACAGAAAACTTCTTCTACTTTAGAAGTTAAGAAAGAAAAAGAAGAAGAAATTAGAAAAGTCTCTATTGTTAAAAGCAATTCAGAACCAATTGATGTAGGATTGAATGAGTCTTCTACTACATTGGAAGTAAAAACTGGGGTTAATGAACCAGTAGAAGATGTCTACTATGATGAAATTATAATTTATGACGGTGGAGGCGTTGACGGTTATGAAAAAGAAATGCAGACATGTCAAGGCGATAATACAATTTAGGCGAGCCACCGAGAGAGAATGGGTTGAAGTTAATCCTATACTGCGCGCGGGCGAACCGGCGCTGAGTACGGACGTCATGAAGGTTAAGGTCGGTGATGGGATTCATAACTGGCTTAGCCTAGATTATATAGATAGAAGTGGCGGAGATTCGGTTGATTTTATTTATACGACTGAGGGATTGACTGGACAGGAGAATAGACTTTATATTAATAAGACAGATGGAACTGCGCTGATTTGGAATGGAGAAGGTTTTGAAGAATTAGAGAGTAGTTCTATCGATGACTTAAAAATTAGGATGGGCAAAGCTGAGGACGATATTATTGTTCTTACAGAGAAAATTGATAAAGGCGCGGATAAGAATTATATTCATAATCAACAATCTGCTTCAGACTTATGGACAATCGTACATAATTTAGGAAAGTTTCCATCTATTACAGTTGTTGATAGTGCAGGAACAACAGTTGTTGGAGAGATTGTTTTGCAAACGGAATCTCAAGCTATTATAAAATTTAATGCACCTTTTAGTGGAAAAGCCTATTGTAATTAAGGGAGGAAAACATGGATTATTTAGTTAATCTTAATTTAAATAAAAATGAATTACAGAACGCTGTAATCCAACCGCTGGCCGCCGAGCCATCGACAGGAAAGTTAGGGCAAATTTACTATAATAGTGCGGATAAGCTGATGTATCAGCACAATGGTACAGCTTGGATTGCTGTAGGTAAAGGAAAAGTTACAGATGTACGTACATATGGTGGTACCTCTGTTGTTGATTCTTCTACTGGGATAGCGAAACTTCCTACTTTTGTTTTTAGTTTACCAAAAGGCGAAGATAGCGGCGCAACGTATCATGTTATAGAGGAAGGAAATCTCTATTTTGTTAATAGTGATGGAGAAATTAGTCTTTTTGCAACTAAAATTCCAACTCAAGGATTACAACAATATAATATTACTGGAACTATCAATTCAGTAGCTTTAAGTAAAGTTACTGGAGCAGATGATTTAAAAGCAATTGAAGCTTTAACTGGTACTACTGGTCTTTTAAAGAAAACTGCGGCAAACACATGGACATTAGATACAACTGCTTACTTAAGTTCACAATGGACAGCTCGTTTAATTACTGGTTCAGCCAACAATGATACATCGACTAAAGCTGGTGGTTCAAATTCTGTCTATTTAAATTTAGTAGAAAATAATACAGTACGCGATGCACATCAAATTGTTGGTTCTGGTACTGTTACTGTCGCATCTGATGCAAGTGGTAAAATTACAATTAGTGGAAGTGCGCATCCAACAGCTGGTACTACAGCTACGGCAGTATCGACAACTGCTTCTGGTGGTAGTGCAACAACTTGGTCAAAAAGTGACCACGTTCATAGCATTTCATTAGCTACTGGTGATTCGAATGGTCAAGTAAAGATTGCGGGAAGTAATGTTTCTGTTAAGGGATTAGATGCTGCGGCGTATAAAGCTGTTGTAACAACAGTTGATACAAGTGGTAGTTTACCAACTTCTGGCGCGGTTAAAACTTATGTTGATAATGCAATCGCTGGAATGCCTGAGCCAATGTTATTTAAGGGTTCAGTTGGTACTGGTGGTACAGTTACTTGGGCAAACTTACCGGCGGCCGCAGCTGGTAATGAAGGTTGGACTTATAAGGTAATTACAGAGCATACGGCTGAAACAGGAAAACCCGCTGCAAAAGTTGGGGATACAATTATCTCAACTGGCTCTGAATGGGTTGTTATTCCTTCTGGTGATGAGCCGTCTGGTACAGTTACGAGTGTAGGTATTACTAATGGTGGATTAATTTCTGTAAGTGGAAGTCCTATTACTACATCTGGTAGTATTACTTTAACTCACGGAACACCAACTGGCGCAGGAACTAAGACATCTGGTTTCTATAAGTTTAGTACAGATGCATATGGTCACGTTAATGGTACTACGGCAGTAGCTAAGTCTGATATTGCTGGTTTACTTGGTAATTATGTAACAAGTGTTAATGGTTCAAGTGGCGCGGTCACAATCAGTAATGCAACTCAATCCGCAGCTGGTCTGATGAGTGCGACTGATAAACAAACACTTGATACTTTAAGCGCAGCTTCACAGGGCGCGCTTGTAAGTGGAACACTTACAATTGCAGAAAATGGAACTTCAGTTAGTGCAACTGCGATTGCTAGTAAGTTGATTTCTTGGCAGGCTTATCAAGGTGGCGCGGCAGTTATGGTTGACTACGATGGCTCAGCTTTCTCTATTGCAGAAGCAGCAACAAGTGCTATTACGATTAAGTACATTAAGATTGTATAAAATTTGACTTTTAGTTATATTTATGTAATAATATATATAAAGGGAAGATTTATCTGCCCTTCCCATTCATTGGGAAGGGCTTTTTCAATAGATACGGAGAGTTTTAAATGAAAAATTTTGGGAAAATAGTTGACCCCAAAGACATGGTCACTAAGGAATATGTGGATAAGTTTCTTCCATTAAGCGGTGGTCACGTGACGGGGCCGGTGACTTTTGGAGACTCGATTACCGTAGATGAGGCAACTATTGGAGATTTGGTTGTAAATGGTAATGCGAGTTTCACTAATAATATACAAGCAAATAAGATTAATGGGGTTACGGTAGGAAATAATCCGAAGTTTACGGACACGCTTGCTACTGCGACAACTACAGGAAGTGGTAATGCGATTACTGCTGTTTCTGCTACGAATGGGGCGTTGACTTTTACTAAAGGATCTACCTTTCTTTTAACCTCAGATATTGCTAGTTGGGCAAAGGCTTCAACTAAACCGACATATACAGCTTCTGAAGTAGGAGCGCTTCCAAATAATACGACTTACGTTTCGACAATTACAACTGCCGCAGGTACGCATACTGCGATTTCAAATAAGTCTGGCGCGGTTAGTTTTAATGTACCTACAAAGACGAGTCATTTGACCAATGATTCGGGATTTATTACTAATGCGGGGGTTACTGGAGTTAAAGGTAATGCTGAATCTAATTATAGAACTGGACAGGTGAATTTAACTCCTGCTAATTTAGGTGCAGTAGCAACTACTGGAGATGAAACCATAGCTGGGAAAAAATCTTTTAGTGATATATTGCAAATTCAAAAAACTATACGAGATAGTTCAGGACAACATTACTACGGTGGTGCGGCAAATCGTTCTCGATGGTATAAAATTACATTGGCTCATAATGGAGTTACTCCACCTTCTTTATCTCAATGGTATATGTGTTCTATGACACTACATATGGCTGGTGATTATCAGTATCTCTCAAGAGGAACAATAGAATTATGTTATTATATATATTGGAATGGAAGTAGTTATTTAGCAGATAAAGTATTTGCAACTGGATATGGAGCGAATATTAATAAAACAAATATTTATTATGCTTTAGATGATCCATTTATAATATATATAGATACTTCCAATCCTTATACCAGTTTGTGGGTTGATTACGTGTCATATAGGGATTCGGCACAAGCGCATAATACTAAAGAAACTAAAGTAGAAACAACGAGTGAAATTACAATTGCTAATTATTCCCAAGTACCAGTATCAAGTATTTATACATATGACGGAAGCAGTTTATTTGTTAATTCTAGTTATTTTTTACCAAACACAAGTAATACTGAAGATTTAGGAAGTTCAACTTATAAGTGGAGAAGTGTATATGCTACCACTTTTAATGGGTCTTTAACTGGTAATGTAATTGGTAATGTTTCTGGTTCTGCTGGTTCCGTTCCTTGGTCTGGAGTGAATGATAAACCAACCGCAACCCAATCTGCTACCACTGGAATCTCAATTTCCGACCATAATACTGGCTCAATAATCGGAGTCCAATCTACAACAACAACCGCGTCAAAAGTAACTTTTGGTCCAGTTATTTCCATTCCTAATGTAACAAGCGTAGGTAGCGCATCTAACTGGGTTTTTGAAGACATAACCGTTCCAAAAGCCGCCAGCTCAACAGCTTGTGACGATATAACTAGTTGGAGTGCGGGAAGCGGCAGCGCGTCACTTACGATGACTATGGATACAACAGATACAAAAAAACTTATCATAAGTTTCTCTCATACTCACACTGCGCCGACCCTTAATTATACTGCACGCTCTATTACAGGTGTTAGTGGTTCTACAACCGCATCTCATGTAAAAAGTGGTGGTAACGGCAGCGCGCCAACTCTTGGAACTGCGATTAGTGTACCGAATGTTACGGGCGCATCTGATGTTACTGTGCCAATTAAAAATGCAAGTTCAACTACAGTTGTAACAGGTAATAAACATACGATTACAGACAGCGGCCACTCTCACTCAATTTAAAATTTGACTTTTCTTAAAAACTGCGATATAATATAAATAGAAAATGAGATACGGGATTTTCTCCTGCAAATACCCATATAGGAATCTCCTATTTTAGTCAGAACTGCATTACGCACTTCTGACTAATTTAGTAGGAGGAAAATCTTATGTATCTTAAAAATTTTATAACACAATATGAACTGGTAGAATTTGAAGTTCATTCTGAACGCTTGGATGAAGACATTATCACTGTTGTTGATTTACTTATTAACTGTTCATTAGAAAATTTTGAGGAAAATTTAGGTAAGGTCTTTGTTGTTGAAACCAACGGAGTGAATTGTGTTTTCTCAAATTTTGAAGTTAATGAGTGTTATAAAGATGATGGTTTCACTAGAGTCATTTGTGTTAGGTAAAAGGGAAGACGAGCGATGGCTCGTCTTTTTCTTTTGATAGAATTTATGACTGGCCGCGAAAGTACAGAAGATATTGGAGTTTTTGTTACTTTATATTGAAGTTTAATTATGAATTGTTTTGAGGAGGAATTAGAGAGGATGAGTTTACGAGTTTGGCTACCATTGAATAAAGACCCTAATGTTATTGTACCTATTACATCTTTTTCAAAAGAAGGTGGAATAACTTTAACTGAAGATACGAATGGGTGGTATAAAGTTACAGACTCTAGTCATACTTCTAGTAGATGGGGAATTTATTATGACTTTCCAGTAGAGCCAAGTACTAATTATACTCTTAGAGTCTATTCCAAAAGTGGAGGCGGCGCGGCTACCTCAATGGGAATACAGTCTTATACTCATAACTCTACTTGGCCCGCAGTTAGAGATACGAATGCGACAACTACGGAAAAATTCACGACATACAGTTGGACAACAGGTGAAAGTGATACAGTAGCAAGAGTTTATTTAGCTATGTTATGTACTTCAACATCGGCGAATAATTATGTTTTTTATAAGGCGCCGGAAGTTTTGAAAGAACCTGTGAATCAAGGACTGGATAAAGGATCTGTAATTAATGATGGCGCGGTATTTAGTTCGAATGGAAAATTGGGCGGATGTTATAGTTTCTCTCCAACCACTAATGGTCATTTGAATATTCCTGCTAATATAATGAAAGAATTTGTTGCGTCCAATGGAACCTCTCTTGCTTTTTGGATTAAATTAAATTCATGGAATGCGAGTTATGAAACCTATTTTCAAGCAGGAACTAGTGGATATTCTTGGGGAGATTACGTTTTTGGTGTATTACGATATGCAACAAATTCTAATATATGTTTTACTATTGGTAATGGATCTTCTTCTTCTTCAGCAAATTATACAACTTCCAATTGGGAAACTGGTGTATGGTTTCATATGGCTTTCACTTATGAAAGTGGAAAATGTAGAATTTATAAAAATGGTATATTAGATAGAGAGTATAGTACCAGCTTTGTTCCAGATTTTTCAAAAATTACAAAAATTACTGTTGGAAAATGTAATGGAGATGCCTATCAAACCAATTGTTTAATGAATGATTTTCGTATTTATGACCACTGTCTCTCTTCAATGGAAGTTAAAGAACTTTCAAAGGGATTAGTTTTACACTATCCATTGAACGGACGTAATGAAACTTTAGTACCACTTGGTTATCAACAATTAGAATATATTGAAAGTAGTGGTTCTTCATATTTTAATACTGGTTATAAATTTAATCCAGAGACTGATGCTTGGAAGGTTGAATTTAAGGGTAATGATGTTTCTAATACTGGGATGATTTTTGCTGATAGTGGTGCAAGATACTTCTGGTTTTACTACTATGGTGTAAGCGGAATAAGAGTATATGCATATAATGGAACTGTACAAGAGGGTATTAGTGGTATTCCTAGTGATTTGAATAAACATGTAGCAGAATATAAAGATAAACATTATTATATAGATGGGGTTGATAAAGGAGGTTTATCTAAAACCTATACTGAAGATACTAATACTATTTGGTTATTTTCTTATGGCGGGTCTAATTATCCCTTTAAAGGTCGTATTTATTATACAGATATAAAACGTAATAATAAAATACAAAAGATTTATATACCAGCAAAGAGAATATCTGATTCAGTTGTAGGAATGTATGAGTTAGTAAATAATGAATTTCTTGTTTCTACTTCTACAGCTTTTACCGCCGGTCCAATTATAAAAACCCCATCACTTATTTATGATTGTAGCGGCTTTATAAATAATGGCACTATATCTGGTAATTTAGCCATAAGTAATGATACACCGAAATATCAAGCCTCAACTTATTTTAATGGTTCTAGTTATATTTTAACAGATAGCGGAACATTTTCATGGTTTGATTTTAATCAACTCACTTTAGCTGGATGGATGAAACCAACAAATAGCCCAAGTAGTTATTCTGGTTCATTTGGAATAGCTCATAATTCAATTGACGGTTATTATTCTAAGTGTTTTTCAATTTCAAATAGTAGTAGTAAATTTACTATTAATGCTGCCAAAGGTAGTACTTGGACTTGGATTACTTCACCTTATACAGTACCAGCAAATGAGTGGCATCATTATGTAGCCACTTTAAATGGAATAGAAGTTAAAATGTATGTTGATGGAGAGTTGATATATACGGCTACAATTGATTGGGGTACTGGGACAGTTGCTTCTGATACACAATTCCAAGTGGGAGTGGATCTACCAGGCTCTGATGAGACTTATCAAGGATATTATTCAGATATTCGTGCCTATGCAACCGCCCTATCCGCCGATGACGTCAAATCCCTCTACCTCGACGGTCATCATTCCGCATAAAAAATTTTAGGAGAAAATAAATGGCAACATATACAGTAGATAAATTCGAATTTGGATCAAACACATACATAATCTCCGATAGTGGTGCGCTGCAGCTAACTGGAGGAACTGTAACTGGTCCAGTTTCATTCAGAGATTCCATATCTGTGGATGATGCTACGCTAGGAAATCTAGTGGTTAATGGCAGCGCAAGTTTTACAAATAATCTACAAGTTAATAAAATCAATGAGGTAGCTGTTGGTGCTTCTCCAAAATTTACAGATACGGTTACGACAGTGAGTACGACTGGTTCTGGTAATGCAGTTACGGCGATTAGCGCAAGTAATGGCGCGCTTACTGTTACGAAGGGAACAACTTTCTTAACTTCCCATCAAGACATAAGTGGAAAGGCAGACAAGAGTGCCACTGTATCAACTGTAACATATGATTCGACTAATAAAAAACTTACAAAAACAATCAATGGAACAACAACGGACGTAGTTACGGTTGCAACTTTGAAAACAGCTATGGATATTCCCACCTATTCAAGTGGTACAGGAATAGTTTTTTCAATGGTTGACGGCTCGCCCATTTCAATAAACCATTCAAATTCAGTAACCGCCCAAACAACCCAAGCTGTTTATCCAATTAAAATTGATGCACAAGGACATATATCTGCATATGGCAGTGCGGTAACAATACCAACAATTCCTTCTAACAATGTGACTGGAAGCGGAACAAGTGGATATTTAGTTAAGTTTAATGGAGCAAATACAATTACTAACGGTCCTGCTATTGGTACTGGCACAACTAAATTTTTAAGAGAAGACGGAACTTGGGCAGTACCTGGAGGTGGAGGCACGGTAACTTCAGTTGACTTATCCAATGCCACTAACGGAGGCTTATCTATTAGTGGTGGACCAATTACTGGGTCTGGTACTATTACTGTTGGACATTCAAATGTATTGACTAGTGCGCAGACAACTCAGGCGGTATATCCGATAAAGATAGATAAAAATGGACATATATCTGCGTACGGTAGTGCAGTGACAATACCAACAATTCCTTCCAATAATGTAACTGGAAGTGGAACGAGTGGATATTTGGCGAAATTTAGTGGAGCAAATACAATTACTAGTGGGCCGCAGCTTGGGTCTGATACGGCTACTTTTTTAAGGAACGATGGAGTTTGGGCGTCACCACCAAAAGTATTATATGAGT